AGAGTCGCAAATAATGTGACACTCTGTCTCTGTCTCCTGTATTACTACAGAAGTCAGGGCTACGCTAATTAAGGTGTGATCTAAAAACCGGCTTACGCCGGGCAAAAATTCGATTCACAAATTAAATACGGCGTAGTCCAGGACTAAATATTATAGTCCCCCCGACGACCACAGTCGGGTAAGATTTTGTTTCCTGCTAGCTAATCTATAAAGCTAGTTTTCCTGGTTTAAGCAGGTGGAGCGGCCTCGTAATAAATACGAGGCAATCCAGTGAAAAAGTACGTTTGGAAATCTTCCCCAGTCGCGACATAAACGTCGAGGACTGCGGAGGCTCCATATGTTCCACTGGATGTAAACCAAGCTCGGTAATCCCAGCATGGTTCCCAAAGCATAGTATCCGTATAATTCTGCGGCTTGCCTGGGGTAAAACGATTTGGAGAGTAATAAGGTACTTCAAACTCCAAAGCTCCATTGACACTATTAGTGGTTAGTGCCATACCACGCGTTCCAGGGAACGGATTCTCGTCTAAAGGGACCGATTCCGTTGTTCCTGCTTCCCAGTCAGTTACGATGTCTGTACGTGCTGCCTTGACAGTACCGTAAGTGGGAATTGTGAACGATGTCGAGCGATATGCGGTGACTCCAGGTTTCAAATCAGAACGTTGAACCTCGACTCTGTCGCCTCGACTTTGTAAACCGCGAGGGACCAATTTATAACGAATTGATCCCCTACTTCCAGAAAAGGCGGCGCGTACCCAATGCAACAACACAGTGTTACAATAATTGTACGGCATAACGCCAGCTGTTAAATCAACGGCTCCCGAAACATTTCCCCTCAGGTAGGGGTATTGCGGGAAGCGACCGGAGATCAAGGTAGGAATTGTGTCCTGTCCAGGAATTACATTCCATAGACTATACCTTTTCAGCATTGCTCTGAAAGAGACGATTGACTCTCCCATAAACACTTTGTTCAAGTTGCTATCCTCAGCAGGCGGTAGTCCGATAATACAGGACTGTGTCTGTTGGGGAGCATCAAGTTCTTCAGTGCTCTGGGCTTCGGTGACCATGTCACCGGATTGTGGCTCAAGAAGCTCACCACTCTGCGGTTTTAACACAAAGTGTTGGAAGTAGTCGTCAGGCACTGCTACTTCAAAGTCGTCTCCCATGGAGACGAATACATTAATCTCAATGTCGTTTGTCACTGTACTATTAGGAGTAGTAAGTTCATTCACGACAATAACGCCTAAAACACCATTTCCGGTAGGATACTGTGCAGTACCTGCTCTAGAAGTGTACCTCGTTGTGCTATACATCGTGGTGACACTGTCTGTACCCGGAAGGGCGTGGTTGAGAAAGCTCCTCTCTTGTCCATTTCCTACTTCAATTGTGAAATCTTGCTCATCTGCAATATCAACAATTTTAAGATAATTGGTGTTGTACTCGGAGAAACCTAAATATGTATTGGCCGCAATAAAATTGGGGTCATAGACAATCTTGAGTCGTCCTTTGTGAAAGCTAGAACAAACAATCTGGAACCTAAATTTCATAGAACCTTTCCAATGCTGGAATGGCATGGCAGCCATTGCACAAGCAGGGAGGTGATAAGAAACTGGAGGTCCAGCATTTTCAGCCCATATGCATGGGTCTAGTCTTGAATTCCACAAGAGGGTGTCGGGCGCTGTTCCAATATTCCAGTCGAAAGAAGTGAGATACGATTCTCTCTTCGCAATTTCGCGGATATTCATAGGATCAGCCGGCCCAATTCCTGATATTCTCGGATCGATAGTTAGCTCTTGTTTGTCATCAACTGTCAACTTTTGCACCACATCGGGTGTGTTAGTCAAAGCGAGAGAACTAATTTGTGTCGGTCTGTAAGGATCAGGAGCCTTGGTGATGGTGGGTCTGCTATACCCAAAGATCTTAGCCATTCCGGCCACTGCATTCGCTCCAATCTCTGTAGCGAGTGCAAATGGTCCGATATACGGCACGCCTTTTAAATAGGCAGCAAACTTGGCGATGGAAGTGGCAGGACCACTGACAACGCCAGTCTTATTAGCTTCGTCAATCTCACCAGATTGAGGAAGGAGCGTATCTTGGTCGACCGAAGTCAACACACTCATTGAGACATCTTCAGCCCACGCAAAAACAGTAATGGTAACCACATCAGTGGCACCATTGGCATGTTTTAGTGGATTAAGAGTCCTAAAGTAGAGTTGTCCCATATCACTCCATTGCGATTCAACCACCTCAAAATAATTCTGGTAGTTAAACATTGGTAATCCTATTTCCCCTCCAGTAGAGGCTGTGGGATTTAGGAAAATGTGGGGTTGTTGGGATGACTGTACTAGATCTTCACGAATGAGGGCAGCATTAGAAGACAATGTGTCAAATACGTCAAAAGGCAAGTATGTAACGAGCATTCGCCCATATTGAAAACCATTACCATTGATGACGACTTTTACTCGAAGTCGTGCTTTCAGTAGGTTAAAGTTATTGAGACGATTGGAGACCCTGGGGTTATCAAAATATAAACTCCATGGATCTAAATCGAAATTCAAATTCAGTAGGGTAGACCATTCTTGTTCCGCTATTTTAACAGGGCGGCTAAAGAAATTGGCCAGTGAAGTGTCGTTTGTGTCTTG